CTATGATAATAATATCTGGAACAAAACCCTTCTTTAGATTTAATTCGTTTAGTAATGCTCTAAAATGATTTACATTTACTGAAGCTGGTGGATATTGTTTGATTTTCAATTTTCCAATTGTCTTTGCACGTATTTTTTCAATCTTAGAAAGAAATTTATCTCTAGCAAGAGAAGGAACTTCATTCATTTTAACATCCATTAAATTTGCATCTATACGTTTAGCTATTTCTTCTTCAGCAATTTCTAAAGTGATATACAATACATTATATCCTTGATACAAATAAGAAGAAGCTAAATGTGTCATGAATAAAGTTTTACCAGAGTTAGTACCACCTAAGAAAAGATTTAATGTTCCATGTGTAAAACCACCTTTAGTGATCTTATTCATCATTTCTAAATCAAATGGAATTTTACTTTCTTTCTTATGATAATACTCATAGCGATTTTCGGCATCTTCAGTGAAATCATGACCAACATTTGTGTCAAAAGAAACGGCTAAAGCATCTTTCAATAAATCTGGTATTTCATTCTTTTTATGAGTATTTTTTTCATCAGTGATAATTGTGATTGATTCACTAACTGCTAAAAAAATTGCACGTTCTTTGCACCATTCTTCCGTGATATCAACTAACCAATTGTTTGTAACACCATCGACATCTTGATTCTGAATCTCACTCCATAACTCACTAAGTTCTTCTAATTCTTTATCATTTAATTTTTTATCTTGTGATGCTTCATATTCAATAACACTCTCGTTCGGGAGAGTGTTGTATTCTGTCACAAAATTTGAAATGTAATTAAAAATTCTTTGCTCTAATTTGTCTTCAAAATATTCAGGTTTAATAAAAGGTATAACTTTGTTTACATAATCACGATTTGTAGTTAAACAATGCAGAGCAAGTTTTGTGTTCATTTATTCACTTTCTTTTGGAGGTTCATCTTCTTTACTCAATTTATATAATTCTGGATAATTTATTAAAATATCCATTAAAATATTTCTTGCAATATTTTCAAAATATTCTTGTCTTCCTTCTGCATCCAAATAATTAGCAGGAACAGTTTTCAAATCATATTCAAAATCTAATGCAATCTCTTTATCAAGAACTGAATTAATATCTTCAACTAATTTTGTTTCAGTCTCACCATCTTCATTTTCATCTTCATAACGCAATCGCATATTTTCTATAGTAAATGTAAATTTATCAAATATACCACTTTCTATCATGATTGCCCAGCGGTTTTCATGTTTTACTATACTATATGAAACTTGTGGTGGTTTTTCCTCCATGTTCATTAATTGTTCGGTTGTTATAGTTTCGGCTACTTCTGACATAAATTACTCCTGTTCTACAATATCTTCATGCAAATCATCTAGCGGCAATTCTTCTGTATAACCACCATAAGAAAATTCCTCATGAATATATTTGTTAATTTTTTCTAAAACTTCTTGTGTAAAAAACTCTTGTGGGTTTGCCATAATTTGTTTCTCATACAATTTACGGCCATCCGGAACTTCATAACGATTTCCAATTCTCTTATACACTCCCGCTTTCTCAGCAAATGGTAAGAGACCATGATATTTGTTAATTCCAGTTTTGAAATTCAAATAGATTTCAACTGATGAATTTTCTTTAGTAAATCTAGATTTTCTGGCTCTTGCAGTGATAAAGTTACCAACTTGAACTGTTCCTTCTTTATCTTTACGCTTAGATAAAAACAAAACAACATCAGATAGAAACAATGGACCTTTGCCACCAGTCATAACTTCTTGCGGATACATAGTACCAATTTCACTATACACATGATTTGTCATAATCAGTGGTGCATTTGCTTTTGATAATTCCATTTTCAATGTTCTGAGTGCTGACTTGACAAGTCTACCTTTTGTCATATCTGTTTTGTTTGCACCAGAAATTGCATCCTCATATTCTTTTTCTGTAGAAAGATTACCAATAGAATCTAAAATCATGATGAATGGAACTTTTTCTTCTTCTGGTAATTCATTGTAATCTTTCACAAATTTAGTTGACTCATGTCTAAACTGCTCCACAACTCCAATCGGTACGTAAAGTAATCTATCTAAATCAATTCCTCTTTCCTCAAACATCTTTGAAGTAAATGCATTTTCTGTTTCATAATAGACCACATATCCATTAGGAAAATTCTTTTGAAATTCTCTAGCGATAGAAACACAAAAGAAGGACTTTCCAATACCAGAATCAGATGCAATCGCAATAGTTTTATTCTTTGGAATACCTTTAAATAAGTCTGCTGACATAATTGCATTCAGCATATAAGAACCAGTATCTAAAAATTCTTCACAATCACCAATCATGCCTTGCTCACCAACAATAGTGGCAAGTTCATTCTTCATTGATTTTGCATAGTTCTTAAAAAAGTTCGACATAATAATCCTTCATAAAATATTAAGAAAATAAATCCATCAAGTTCACAGTTTTTTCATATTTCCAATTTGTTGGTTCTAACATAATTTTAAGTGGAGATAGAAAAGACCGCTCCAACTGTATATTATAGTCTATTTTGTCATGTAAGTCAAGTTCTTTCGGTAGTCTTGCAGGAAAAGCTATAACATTTTCTCTAGTATAATTCTGATCAATCAAAAAAACATATTTGGCTTTTGAGCCATCTTTAATATCTGAATAATAAATATCTATTTTAGATTCTTTTATCCAATGATTATAGTTAATTGCGGCTCTCACATGTATTGGACAACCAAGTTTATATTGATTTTTCTCAATGTGATATTTATGAATGCCATTTACAGAAGTTGGTAAAGCAATTTCATCTGGAGCCAATGCATTCCATTCTTTACGAAACTTTGTAACATACTCAATTAATTCATCTTCTGTGCCTGTAACAAGAATATTAGCACAATCTGTCAATGCTTTTCTAGCTGGTGCTGGAGTAGAAGATTTAACTGCTTCAACTCCAGTCATTTTCAATTTAGGTTTGGCATAATCAACACCTTCCATATGCACAATAGACATGACATATTTCTTTTTGGCAATGAATACGCCACCACCAACTGCTTCCATCTTCATGTTCAATATTGGATCATGTACATTTAAATAATTATTGAAACTCTCAATAGCATTATCAATGCACTCGGTGAGTTTAGAATATCCAACTTTCTTGACAAACTCATTCTGTTCTTTCTTGGTTTTGTCAGGTACAAACTTCTTAACCATTCCACTTAAATCAAAGTAACAAGAATCAGTATCCATGTAGATTGTGTAATCTTTATCTTCTGTTTTAAGCAAACGATTTAAATATTCATTTACGTTTTTTTCTACAAAACGATTAGCGGCTTGACCAGAATAAGTTACTGCTTCTGCTAAACGAATGTCATAAAAACGGAAGTATTTCAATCCACAAATACCATAGAAAGAATTGGCAGCAACTTTAGCGACAAGTTGCATGTTGTATAAAGCAACTGCTTTCTTCTCCAAGTCTTTGATATCATTAGCACTTGCTCCATTCTTTTTCATTTCTTCTATTGCTTGCTGAGTTTTAATCATCTCCTTTTTAGAATCAACTCGCAAGTCAAGCATTCTTTTAATCAAAGCTGGAATAAATCCAGTCTTCTTGCGTGTAAATCTTGCACCATTGGCCGCAACTGTTACATCTTTGTCATATTCATCTGACAAATCTACAGATTGATTGAGTATGGAAGTAACGTCAATATCGTCACGCATACCCAAAATAGTTTCTGGCGAGATATTAAAAGTTCGGAGAATATATGGATACAGAGAAGTGAAATCAAAGGAAACCATAAAGTCATGTTTACCTACTATTGGATTTTTTACATAAGCACCTTCAAACTTTTTAGTTTTCTCGTTCTCAGGCTTTTCTACTGGACAAACAATAAAGTTTTCATACAGATAATTGTGAATAATATTTTCCCAATATCGCATTGGACTGAAGATATCTTCATAGTTAACTTTTGAGAAATATGCGAGAGTAAGTGCAATCTCCATAAGTTTCAATCTATCATCTAATCTTTCTACAAGCTCAGTATCCTTAATGTTATAATCCATGAAAAGTTCAAAGTCTTTCTCATATAGATCAAACAAGTTGTCAAATTCAGATACATCTTCCTTGCGTTCACCAAGTTCTTCTTGTGCAATGAAATCTAATTTATAACTCTCTCGGTTTTTAAATGTGAATTTTTTGTAGATTGCCAGATAATCCAACTGAGAAATGCCATAGATTTTATAGGCAATTTCTTTGTTACCAAAATCATTTTTACGTTCTGTAGAGAATACTTTTGAATATGGTGACAATCGTTTTAAATATTTTTCTCCAAAGATTTTTTCTATTCTACGACAAATATAAGGAATGTCAAAACTGTTTGAGTTCCAACCAGAGATAACATCAAGTTCACATTTACTCCAAAAGTCTACGAATGATGATAGTAATTTCTCTTCACTGTCATATAGATAAACAGTTACATCATCCTTTTTACTTTTATAAGTTACGTTGCCATAGGTCAAACCAAAGGCATATGTCATGCCATGAATACGAAATGATATTGCATTGATTGGATATTTGGCGGCTGCTGGTTCTGGAAAAGCACCATCAGTAAACACCTCAATATCTAGATAGGCAATATTGATTTGGGAGGAATCAAACGTGATATTTTGAGGAAAGTTTTTGTGTATGAATTCAAACTCAGATTTTGCATTACCACAAACAGTTTCATTTACAACACCTGCTTTGGCTTTTACTTGTTCTCTAAACTCACTAACACTACTCATCTCTGTAGCTTTGTAGCGAGTACCATATAGGTCCTTGTAATCACCACGGCTACTTTTGACAAATAACTCAGGAGTAAATGCAAAATCATTTTGTTTTCTCACACCATTTTCAATATACCTCATGTGTATTTTGTTGCCGATTAAAGCTACATTAGTATAAAACATTAATATTCTATTTGTTGGTGTGTGAAGAGAATGGTGGACCCCCTCGGACTTGAACCGAGAACCTACGCATTATGAGTGCGGTGCTCTAACCTATTGAGCTAGAGGTCCGTTTTTACTATTATATCACATTTACAAACAAATGTCAATCATTTTCTCTATCATATTTTTCTAAAAATTTGACAAACAATTTTCTGCCCAAAAAGTAAAATCCGATTACTAGAAAGGAAAATATAAAAATATAAAAGATTATAAATTTTTCAATCATCAATCTACAAAGAATTCTTTTGGGCTAATTACAGTTTGTGTCTGAGAAAACTCTTGACTCATATTTGTATGCAGTTTTTGATAATCTTCCATCATATGTTCAATGTTTGCATACATAAATCTAAAAGATTCATTTGTCATTGTAAACCGAATGTACATCATATTGTCGTCCGCATACGGTTCAAAGTTAATTAGATAATCTAAGTTGATTACTCTCTCCCAAGTCTTCTCTTGGTCGAATACTGCAGTTAAGCGATGTAACATAAATTTCCTTTAATAGAATTGAGGTAGAGCATAAGCTATGTTCCACTTCATAATGAATAGTTGTAAAAATATAAAGCTATGTAAAAGAAATAATCCTAATATAATAGCT